CCTTATCACTTTTACATATACATTTACATTAACTACACATTCCACTATGGCGCCCCCCCGTGCCCCAGTGGCTGGTGGGGGGGCCACTGCATGGTTTTATGCAAAACGTTCCCTAGCCAGATCTAATCGCAGATTTATTTCTGCAAATATTCCTTTAAGGTTCTTCGATCCTGTTGCACCGAGGAAGGAGGATCATCCACCGAGTCGTCATGATATTTTAGGCCCTATCATCACACAACATATTCCGGTGGTTCCTGATCAGTCTCGGGCCAATCTTCTCGCAGCGCTTGACAAGCGTTGCAATTATAATACCGATGCAAGGTGTGACGACAGTTTGTGGGCTTCTACCGCGGCCCTGTTAGACAAGTTGTGTCCTTATGAACAACTTTCGTGTAACTGGACCTTGGAGATGTTCCACTCCTGGAATTCTCAGTTTTCTCCTGAGAAACAGGGTCGTCATTTGAAAGTCTTACCATTCGTTCAAGAGTGTACCGACAAGCAGTTTAGTTCAAAGCAGATCTTTGTTAAGATTGAGGCTTTGCTTAAACGACATGATTCTAATTGGGCTCCGCGTATTATTTACCAGAGTTCAGATTTACATAATTGCCTTTTGGGGCCAATCATGCAAGAGTGCACCAAACGTATGTTTGAGGCTATGAAGAACGATAGAAATCCTGATGGTGTTAGGTTCCGTGGTGGGTATAAGACGACCCCCCATGAGATCGTGGGCGCTGTTGAAGACTGCGTGCCTGAGAGTTGCAAATATGTTGAGTCAGATTTTTCCTCCAATGATATGAAACAAGTGGCTGATGTCCACTTGATGGAAATAATGTGGCTTCGCAGATTTGGCGCTCCGGCGTGGCTCACAGCGCTCATGCTTGTAGCTAACACCATACGGATTGCTAGCAGGAAACACGGTGTGGTGGGCTCTGTTGCGAACCAGCTTCCTACTGGTGCTCAGAGCACTACCTTCCGTAATACCCTGTGGAATAGCACGATCTGTTATGCTTTTATCCTTAGAACAAAATCACGAGCCGTAGTGTTGGTGCTTGGCGATGACATGACTATGCGTCTTGATTTTCCTTTCTCGAAAAGGAACAAGAACATACGTCGTGAGTACGAATTCGTCGCTAAGTTAGCCCACATGGACGCGAAGGTCAAGGTGTTTGATCGCTTATGCGATACGACATTCTTGAGTCGTAATTTTGTTCCTACGGACCAAGGGCATGTCATGCTTCCAATGATCGGCAAAGCCGTCTGTCGCTTCAACGTTAGAGCCACCTCTAATCAAGCAGTATCTGATACTACTTATTTGGCTGGTAAAGCGTTGAGTTATGCTTATGAGTTTAGATACTGTCCTGCTCTTGCTAAGCAGTTTTATAATCGGTATGTTGATCTCACGACAGATGGTTGTGTCGGTTTGTTGGATTTGGGCTGGTTTGCCAGAGGTGCGTTCTACCGCTATGGAGTGGAGGGCGTAGCTCGTAAGGTATTCGAGCCTGAACGAACGTGCAATGTCGCCGATTTGACGTGTTTCTACGAGAGTAGGACAGGTTTATTCGGGTCTGAGATTGTTGCGCTCGTGCATGATGTTGTCCATGGTTTTGATGATTTGGATGAAGCTAGGCTAGGTGGGTTTTTGCATGATTTCATGTGAGGTGGTCCTACCCGGTATGCGGATGATAAGTCATTGACACACAAAAAAAAAAAAAAAA